GACAATGCCCAAGGCTGGGCTTCCACGGTAGCGCAGGCGCTCGGCATCACGATTGCCACGACATTGCAGAGCTATGTTAACTCTTGATTTTTAGTGAAAAGGGCGCACAATCGGCCCGAGAGGGGAAAATGAAAACAGCAATTCGCTTCGCAGTTCTCGCGCTCGCCTTGTTCTTGGCTCTGCCTGCATTCGCGCAGTCAGCGCTTTCCAATGCCTCGATCAGCGGAAACTTTACGGGATTCTTCGGAGGAAGCGGCACCCAACCCGCGGTATTGGCCAGTGCCAGCTACCAAGTCACGCAGCGTTGGACCGGAGCGTATTGGGCGCTGGCCGTTCCTGCCGTGTCGCGCTCGTACAATATGGGCGTAGCGACCTACACGCTGCCTCTTTCCTCGCTACTCGGCAAGACGATTAGCTCGAAGCTTCTGTTCGATGCCTCAGCCATCCCGATAGGACTCAGCGCGGGCGCAGGAGAAGTCACGCAGTCCGGCATAACCCATGCCGCGGGGATTGCCGGTGCCAACTTCGGCATCCCCGTCAGCGAATCGGCCACCTTGAACGTATTTGAGTTCTACGGAGTGTTTGGTGGCGGCGGAACTTCGGGCCTGTTTTCGAACATCTCGTCCACGACCTTCACGATGGCTACGGGCCTGACCGTGCAGCTTGACCATTTGGGGCCGAGTTTCAAGCACCGTTTCACCAACAAGAAAAAGGCAGCAATCAAGATGGGCCGCTGCATGGAGTGCCAATAATGCCGCGAATGCGCGGAGCTTTTCCTTCCCCGAGACATAGATTGGCGGCTGCGATGCCGCACCGAATCGTTGGCCCTACACCCATCCAGTTTCTCTGGAAGCCGGCGCAACTCTCCATGTGGCTCAATGACGTGGATGGGGATTGCGTGACGGCCGAGGAAGCCTTTAAATGCGCGTGCAACTCGCCAGAGATTTTCATCACCGATGACACGGTCCTAGCATGGGCCACGGCCAACAATGTCTTGAACGGTGCCGATCTCATAACCGTGCTGGACATAATGCGGACTGCAGGATTCCAGCAGGGCGGCAGCGTGTACAACGATGGGCCGGTCAGCGTGGTCGATTGGACGAATACTACGGCGTTGCAGAATGCCATCGCGCAAGGCCCGGTGAAGATTGGTGTGGCAGCAGACCAACTGCAAAGCGCCGTGCCTGACCCGCCCACGAATGGCTGGTTCGCGACAGGCTTTCAGAAAGATAGCAACGAAGATCATTGCGTGAGCCTCTGCGGGTATGGCTCCGTAGGTTGGCTTGCAAATCAACTCGGCGTTGGCTCTCCAGTGCCGGGAGATACACCAGCCTATGCACTTTTCACTTGGGACTCGATCGGCATCATCGACGTGCCGTCAATGCTCGCCATTACTGGAGAAGCGTGGCTGCGCTCGCCAGCGACGATTATAGCCGCGGCACCGAGGGGCCAATCGTGAACATCGAACACGAACTGAAAGAGATCAAGAGGATCTCAGAAGCCAATCTCCGGCAGTCCAACGAAATTTTCACAGTTGTGTCCAGAATTGAACGGAAACTCAACCAGCTTTTGCACCACAATAACGATGCACTTGTTTTAACCATTCCAAATCAACAAGGAGAAACGACGATGGGAGCTCCAGCCACACTAGTACTAGGTCAACCCCCGGTTCAGGCAACAGTGCAGGAATCTTTGGGCGGAGTGAACGAGCCGAACACTGGCCCGATCGCATACGCCTCGGACAATCCGGCCGTTGCATCAGTGGATCCCGTTGCAGGACTTGTCACATCGGTATCAGCGGGAACGTGCAACATCAGTGCAACGGACAGCACGAACGTACCGGCGCTGTCGGACTCGGTTGCAGTTACGGTAGTGGCATCCGGCCCGCCGCCTCCGCAACAGAACGACACGCTCGTATTGAGCATTCCGAGCCAAACGCAGAGCGCGCGCGGTGTGCAGTACCCCAGCAAGCGTACCCGCTTCTAACGGAGTTGTTGGGAGGGATGCAGGGATAGGCAGGTCTGGCGCTGGGGGCGTTCCGATTACTCGGGGCGCCCTTCCTTCGTGGCCTTCGCAGGCGCAGCGGCCCGCTCCCGTCACAGTGGCTTCCGTATCTTCCAGATAAAATCCCGAAGCTCTTGCGCCTGCCGGGGAGATAAGAGCACTCTTTCTTTCACTGCCCCGTTCTCATCGAATTGCGTGACACCGATGTAACCGGGTTCCCCCACGTATTTTTCTGGGCCAGTATTATCGAATCTGACAGCCCATTTGTAATTTGCTTCTTCTCCAGGAATCACTTCACTGTAGGTCGTGACTTCCGCTTCATAACGTGTTCTCATTTTCCACCTTCCTCCGCACCCGCTTCCGGCTTGCGTATTTCCATTTCTATTATTTCCCAAGGGTCACGCTCACTCAGTTCTTTTCTTCTGGATTCAGCACCTTCACGGGTCGCCCACAGCGAATCAACTTCAACTGGGATATAGTTAGAGTAGGCTACCGCGAAACATCGTGGCGCACCCGCTTCCGAAATGGTGGGCGCGGGCTGACGGATGGCGGCACGCAGCTTGGACAGTTTTTTGAACATACCAGGATGTGTTTGCCCCGTTTCAATTTCGTAATCTGCGAGCAGCACTCCCATTTCTTCGATAGCTTGCAGGCGCGCTGCTTCTGTTTCGGCGCGAGGATAGTAGGTCAGCAACACTTTTTCCATTCGGTGCAGTTCAGCAGAGAGGCTTTCTCCGTCATGTGCTCCCAACTGAATGAGATTAGCAACATTATTCGCCCACTGTTCGCGCTCGGGTGCAGGCCCAAGTGATTCGGCGGCTTGGCGGGCGGCGGCGAGCACAGTTTCTAGCGCGTCATCCATAGCACCGATGCTCATTCTTTTAACGTATTCCTCAACTAGCGCAATCGCCACTTGCAGTTTACTGTTCGCCCCTCGCAGTTCATCTGTCATGGTTCTGGCTCCTCAAGTCTTGGATGATGGCATCGAGTTCCTGTGCCTTCACCTTCGCTTGTTGGGTCATCGGCCAGCCTCGCACTTAGTTAGCGGGTAGAGATAAATCTCATGTACCATCCTGCGCAGTCTGTTATATGGTTCGCCGTCTTCGTCCGTTGCAGCGTAAACTATTTCATAATTCCACCAACTCAATTTCCCGTTGCGCATTGGGTGGCGCGAACTTATTTTGGCGAACATCTGCATATCTTCGCGCGCTCCGGCGTACTTATACAAAACAACCTGTCCCACGCGGAACTTCGCCTTCTTTCTCTGCACGGAAGGTCGGGTCATGGCTGGTTCACGCTCATCACTTCCTCCTTTGATCATCCCCATCGTGTTAGGCCGAAAGTTGAATTCCCTATAAGCGATCTTTGGCATCACTCCCCTCCCCCACAGCAGCCCAGCAAGAACAGCAGCACAAGAGGCTTCATGCGTTCACCAGCCTTTCAGCATAGTCCGCTACGCAGTTTGCTAATTCGATTGGAATAGTTGCAACCATCAGTTTCCTCTTTGTACTCCACATTTTATCTGCCGGCGCTGCATAAATTCTCTTGCCGTTCGCATCTCTCGCCCGGGACTGCGACATTCCTTTTCTGATATTCCTTGGTATCAACGGGGGCACGGCAGTTCCCCATAGGTAGAAGGGTCCGCAGTGATGCACCGCATCGCCAACAAATTTCTGCGCTCCTCGCACGTTCTCCATAATGTAAGGAATTCCCGCCGCTTCAAGAATTGAGCGTGTGTGATTGAATAGCCTGATTCCCATCTCAGGATATTTTGGGTTGGGATGAAAGTGCGGCATGTCGTGGACAGAAAATTCCTCGCACGGACTAGAAGCGCAAGCGAAATCGAACTCGGCGACGAAACGTGGCTTTATATCCAGCACGTCAAACTGGTTAAAATGGCACCCACTGGGAGCGGGTGATTCCACTAAGTCCACGCCCAGAACTTCCCATCCCCGGGACGCGAAAGCGCGACTCCAACCCCACCGTCCGCAGAATAAATCTAGCACTCTCACTTCCACTTCCCTCCTAAGAAATACGCCAGCCCGCATCCCGCAATCGACAGCGCCAGCACCGCGAGAGTTAGTTTTAGGAGCTTCATGGCTGCACCCCTCCAGCTAGTTCAAAGGCTTCTGATTGTGTATTTTCGGATTCGTAAAACTTTCTGTTTACGATTGCGAAGCGGAGATAATGAACTTCGGATGGGTAATCTACCTTCTCGCGTCTCGGAGCTTCAACTTCGACATGAATTCGCCGCCCTTGAACATAAAGCAGGCCGTGATCTGGCGCGTGTTTCAGGATGTCTTCGCCAGCAATTACTTCCGCAGACTCACACATGAAATACCGAAAGTCGCCCATACGCTCAATCGTCTCCACTAGCCAGCCGTTCGCCTGAGCTTCTTTAGCATAAATGCGTCTTCCTGAATAAGTAAAATGGCTTTGGGGTGGACGATAGCGAACGCACTTTTTCTTGTCGGCGAGGAAATCTCCGCGCGAAGTCTTGCATTCCACGACAATGCTGCCGTAAAACTTCCCACGGCTAGTCCAGCCAATCGCGTCGGGAATTTCGCAGCAAGAAGCGTTCCCCGAATATGCCGGGTTACAGCGCATCGTCCCTCTCAGCCAGCGCAACGCTCTACTACATAATTCATCGTGTGTCATTGGCCACATCCCGCAATCGAGACCGCGAGCAGAACGACGAGTAGAGATTTCATGGGCGACCTCGGTGCTCACCATGAGTTGTGCGGTGCGCGTGGCACTTGCAGCATTCTTCGATGACCTCGCCACTGCGAAGAACCTGCATGAACGGGCCGCGAAACAGATGCCAACAATGCAAACACTTTTCTGCGACTTCACTCATTTCTCCTCCTTCCTCACGATAATCAACTGCCCTTCTTTTTGTGCTCCTGCGGCTCGCTCGGCACTTCTCCGCCCTTATACTCCACGCGGTCCTGATCTGGGTATTCGCCTAGGTCGTCTTCATCCACCGGAATCAGGCTTGCCAGCTTTTTTCTGCACCAGAGTTCCAGGCGGAATCTGTGATAAGGGTCAAGAGTGCAACCTACGATAGCCAAGCAGCCGCAAATCACAGCCAGTGTTCCTAGGTAGATGAGTACTTCATGCCAGAAAGGATTCATGGATCACTTATACGCCCGAGGTCTATTTCTTGTCAAGAACTATTACGCGGAATAATAACACTTGACAGAATTTTGGTAACATGCCAGTATTGCGCATGGCCACTACCACCGTAACGACCAAGACAAAAAGAAGCTTCCTCACGGCAATGGTTGACGACGAGACCATCGCCTCACTCAAGCGTATCTCCAAGCGGAAAGAAGATCCGGTTAGCAAGCTAATCCGGCTGGCGCTTCGCCAATTCATCGAACGGGAGGGCAAAATCTAATGGAAAACGAACGATGGGCAATACCTCTACGTAGTGCGCAGCTCTGTCTTGATTGTTCTGCGATAACCAGTACCGTGTGGGCCACCTGCACCTGCGGCTCGCACACCACGATGCCGCTGGCTGCGATACTGAACCGGGAATCTGCGCCGGAGTTGCCGCCCTTCGAGACCTTCGATGAGCGCAATCAAGAAGAACCAGGGCGGTCCCTGTGAGCGTCTGGCACCGCAGTTCCGAAGTGAGGCCCGGAGACTTGGCTCTGGTGGTGGTCTTGGCTGGCGTGGTGGTTCTGTGCATCGTTCTCATCCTGAGCGATCTGGGGATTATCTGATGTCTCTCAAGGGCGGTGGGGCGAAGAAGGATTACGCAGCCACAGCCGAGGCCAAGGCCGCTCGGAAGATACGCTGCAAAGACTCTTTCGTGAGCCTAGACGGAAGGATTTTCCTATCGGCGGGAGACTGGAAGAGACGCAAGAACGAATGCTTTCAGCGGGACGGGCACTTGTGCAGAGCGGTAACAGGCAGTCATAATTCTGATTTTTGCTGTGCCCCGGCAGACCACGCGCACCACCAGAAACACCGGGGAGACGGCGGCGACGACTCGCTCAGCAACTTGATTTCGCTATGCGCTTTCCATCATTCGCAGATGCACCCCGAGAAGCAAGTTCGATTGAAAAGCATTCCTACAGGAGAGTGATATGACCGAAGCGACGAAAGCACCCGAAGTTCTGGAAGGGTTTGCAGTGGTCAACAACAAGCCGATCGAGGAAGGCGGGCTGACCCTGCATCACCCGAATCCCTATGACAAGGTGTCCATCACTCCGATGGAGCTTTTGCAGATTGCGGTCAACAAGGACGCCGACATTGGCAAGCTCGAAGCCCTGATGAACCTGCAACTCAAGTGGGAAGCAAACGAGGCGCGCAAGGCATTCGTTGAAGCCATGAACGCGTTCAAGAAGAATCCCCCCGAGATTATAAAAAACAAGCTGGTGGCCTACAAGGATGTGTCCTACAAACACGCCACACTCGACCAGGTGTGCGACAAGATTACCGAGAGCCTCAGTACCCACGGAATTTCCCACCGTTGGAGAATTGAGCAGTCCGATGGTCTCATACGCGTGACTTGCATCTTGACGCACGATAAGGGGCACAGCGAGGAAACCACGCTCTCCGGTGCGCCGGACAACACGGGCAGCAAAAATGCGATTCAAGCCATCAGTTCGACCGTGACTTACCTTGAGCGGTACACGCTCTTGGCGGCTACGGGCCTCGCGGCAGCCAACGGAGACAACGACGGCCAGGGCGCTCCGAAGTGGGAGAAGCTCCAGGAATACCTAGACTCGATGGTCACAGCTCCTAACATCAAGGTATTGGACGACACCTTCAAGGCCGGGTACAAAGAGGCGGTAGCCCTCAAGAACACCCAGGCCATGCTCGCTCTGATCACGGCCAAGGACGCGCGCAAGGCCATCCTGCAGAAGGAAGAAACGGTATGAAAATATCCGAGGAAAAAAGAGAACAACTGCGCGAGAACGCCAGAGCGCATTATTGGAGAAACAAAACCAAAATGAGAGCGAATGGCGCAGCCCACTATTGGAAGAACCGCGACCGCATTTTTGTGCGGAAGGCCGAGCAGAAGGTGAAAGTTCTCTCACATTACGGGCCAGATCAAGAGTTGAAGTGCTCTTGGCCTGGTTGCATCGTGACAGATGTGGACATGCTAACGCTAGATCACATCATCGAAGTCGGCCGAGCGCGAGTATTTCAGGGTTGCGCTTTTTATTCCTACCTGTCGAAGCGCAATTTTCCCGATGGGTACCAAACGTTGTGCGCCAACCATCAAATGAAGAAGGAATTTGAACGAAGGCGCAGGGAGAGGAAAAATGTCCCGTCTGCCAAATAACTTCCTGGACGTTGACCAGCAGACCCCAGAATGGCTCGCCGCGCGAATAGGGTGCGTAACGGCGAGCCGGGTGAAAGATGTGGTGGCAAAGCTCAAGAACGGCAAGGAAAGCGCTGCACGGACCTCCTATAAGCTAGAACTGCTAACTGAGGCGCTTACCGGCAGGGCCACGGAGCATTACGTCAGTCAGGCGATGGACTTCGGCAGTGAGAACGAGCCCCTGGCTCGTACCACCTACGAGATCGCCAAGGGTGTCGAGGTCGAGCGGGTAGGCTTTGTGCTGCATCCCACAATCAAACGCGCCGGCGCCTCGCCGGACGGCTTAGTGGGCGAGGATGGCCTGGTCGAAATCAAGGTGCCCAACACGACAACGCACCTGTCTTACGTGATCGGTGAGGTTGTGCCCGAGGAATACAAGCCGCAGATGATGTGGCAGATGGCTTGTGCCGACCGAGATTGGTGCGACTTCGTAAGCTATGATCCGCGGCTGCCCGAGGACTTCGGCCTGTTCGTTGTGCGCTACCAGCGCGACGAAGATGTAATCAAAGAGATGGAGTTTGCGGTGCAGACGTTCATCAACGAACTTAACGAGATGTGCGGCAAGCTGTTAAAGCACAAGCAGGATGCAGAATTGACTGGCGTGCCACGCGCCGAGATTCCAGAATTTAAGTAGCGGAGTTCGGGGCGGCATCCACCGGAACCGACGAGCGCGATCAAAGTCGGAACTGTCGCCCCGAGCAATTTTAGCTTGCAATTCGTCGGAGACTTTTTTATGATGTGCGGGCAAGAACCCCGAGAGAAACAACCAGAGGGCCGGGTGCTACACCACTCGGCCTTCCCCTCGTGTAGGAGGGATTTACGAAAGAAAAGCCTGTAATCCGTATTAAAAATTGGCACGACTTCCAGCACTACCGCGACCGCAAACCGCCGTGGATAAAACTCCATCGTTCCATCTTGGACGACTACGATTTCCATTGCCTGGCCGACGCCAGTAAAGCGCTGGCCCCGTGCTTGTGGCTCCTCGCAAGTGAGTACCCTGAAGGCGAGATACCGTTCGAATTGCCGATGATCGGTTTTAGGTTCCACATGACGCCAGATAAGGTTCAGAAGTGCCTTCAAGAGCTTAAGGACAAGGGGTTTATAGACTACGCTATCATGGCGATAGCAGCGTGCAAGCAAGATGCTATTCCAGAGGTAGAGGTAGAGACAGAGAGAGAGAAAGAGGCAGAGAGCGGAAACATCGCTTTGAGCGTGTCGCGAACCCGAAGTCAAATCGAAGCAAGAAGGGAGGTTTTCAGTGGGAGACCTAAAACGAATTTCGAACGAAGCGCAGGTGTCACGGCGGACGCCATCAGCCGAGTTCTTGCGGTGCCTGGCAAAGTGGATGACGGTGTTCACCCACGTTTACCGGCAGCCCATGACGGAAGCAACGGTGTGGGCGTACCGCGAAACACTGTCCGATCTAAGCGTTGAGGAATTGGACCGCGGATGCTGTGAAGCGATGAGGCAAACAAAATTCACACCCACACCTTCGGAGATCAGGGAGTACGGAATTTTGCCGCGTGAAACGATTCCATTCGCTCCGCCCGAACCGTTCATCACGGATGATGAGGCGAAGGAATTTTTGCGGAAGATGAAAGCTGAAATCCCTTGCCTCTCGGATGAATCAATGCGAAACGAGGGAATAATCGTAATCACCGATGAGAAGCGAGCCGAGTTTGAGCGGAAGAAAAAAGAAGCGATAGAGCGTTTCGGGAAATCAGCATGAGTCCGCTTCACTGGCTGCTCATCATCGCCCTGTTCGGCATCCCATTCTTTCTGATCCTGCGCGTCCTCTGGCGCAAAGGCAGCAAGTGATGGCACGAGAGTACGTCTCAGGCAACGATCTCCTGCGGATGATGCGCAAGATGGCCAAACGGCTAGGAGTGAATCGCGCACTGACCCCTGAGCAGCTTTCGTTTCAGTTGTGCCTTGAGACGGCCGAGCGTTTCAAGAAGGCAGTCGGCCGAAGGATCTGGAGCTTATGACCCTGCCCGTGCTCAAACTTCGCATGCTTCCAGAGGGTTTCTGTATGCGCTGCGGTGCACACGGCTACGTGGACGACAAGACCTGCCTCTGTGGAGGATGCTTGGGAATTTCTCTCGCGGTCTATCACAAGCGCAAGAGTATGAACTTGGCGGAGCAACTGAAACGGAACTTCGATGAGTTTGGCCGACTCTGGAGGAAGAAACTTGTCTGAACTTAGCGAGAGCGCGATCCAGAAACAGATTCTCGACCTGCTCAAGCGCCGGCGAATCTTTCACTACCGCAACAATACGGGCGGCGCAAAGCTCAAAGGCCACTACGTGCACTTCGGCAGAATCGGAGCACCCGATGTCATCTGCGTAATAAACGGCAAATATGTGGGCATCGAAGTCAAGAACACCAAAGGCGAACTCTCGCGCAAGCAGGTGGAATTTCGTGCAGAGCTTGAGAAGGCTGGAGGCATTTATCTTTTAGTGCGCAGTGCAATGGAACTGGATCAAGAGCTTATCAGGAGGTTTCTATGATTACGTCGCAATGGAATCCGCAACTCTGCGAAGAGACGCTGTTGCTTTTTGAGCGCCTGCGCAAAAAGAAGGAAGATGAATTCGACGCGCTGATTTGCGAAGCGAGCTGCGGTGGTGCGCGTAAAGTGACCGCCCTCGAACGCAAGCTGATGAAGCTCTCGCCCCGAACGCGTTACCGCATCCTATTTAATTCGTACAAAAGGAGAAATCGCCGATGAACAGGGAACAGAGAATCATCGCTTGGAGACTGTACGAAATCTGGCGCAGAGAAGAATGCGAAATGATCTACCGCCTCGGCAGAACATACACGAGCCTCAAGTAATCCCTTCCCAGCCCTTTCTCGCTAGTTCTCTAATAACATCATGGGAAGGCCCCGCAAACCCGTTGACGCATTGGGAGTTGTGGAACTCGCCTCAAAATCCTTAACCCAAGAAGAGATAGCGGCCTATTTTGGAGTTTCAGAGGACACTATCTCGCGCAACTTTGCGGACGAGGTAGAGCGAGGCCGAAAACTCTGCAATTCCAGCCTGCGCAGAAAGCAGTACGACGTCGCAATGAAGGGCGAAGTCAGGATGCTCATCTTCTTGGGCCAACAGCGTTTAGAGCAGCATGACAAGAGCGAAGCACCCAGCTTATCTCTCAACGTGCAGATCGTGAACCTCATTGACCGTCCAAATAGAAACCTACAAGCCATTCCCGAGGCAGCAGGAGTTCCACCGATCGCCGGCGAAGTATAGGCTGTTCGGTGGCGCAGCCGGCCCGGGTAAATCTCGCACGCTGCTTGAAGAGGCGTGCATTCAAGCTCTCGAAGTTCCAGGTGCCAAGACGCTGTTGCTCAGACGTACATTCCCTGAACTCGATGGCTCAATCATCTCGCAGTTCCGCAAGCACATCGCACCGAAGTGGAGAGACGTTGAAGGCTTCCGCTACAACCAATCCGAGCACATCGTATCCTGGCCTAACGGAAGCTCTACGCGCTTCGGTTACTGCCAGACGATCAATGATGTGTACCAGTACCAAGGCGATGAGTTCCTTTTCATCGGCGTTGACGAACTCACCATGTTCAGCTACGAGATGTGGAGCTTTCTCACCACGCGCAATCGCTGCCCGATTCCCGGGACATTTGCGAACATGGCTGGCGCATCGAACCCCGGCAACATTGGACATGACTGGGTGAAACGCTTATTTGTGCTGCATCAGCCTTGCCTTGAGATGGATCCGCAGGAAGTGCAAAAGTACGACCCTGCGGATTATGATTTCATTCCGGCCCGGGTAACTGACAACCCCATCTATGCGAACGATGCGAACTACATGAAGACGCTCAATGCGCTGCCCGGTCCACTAAAGCGTCAGTTCCTCGAAGGCGATTGGTCCGACATCATCGGCCAGTATTTCAGCGAGTACGACCGCGAATCCACTTACATCGAGCACAACGACTTCCTGCGAATGTGGGGTGCGCAATACTGGCAGCCCATTTGGATCTCGATTGATTGGGGCTCAACGCATCATGCTTATGCGGCTTGGCACACGTTCATAACTCTGCCAGTGGATTACGAACAGCCAGCGCTTCCAGAACCTTTAGGCACCAAGGAATCGCGGCAAGCATTGATCCGTGCGGAGTTACAAAATCCATCCAATCAATTCGTCGCGCCGACACGCAACGTCCCATTCACTTTCAGAGAGTTTCTGACGTCTGGCTTAGGCGAGGAAGCATTGGCCGAAGAGATTGTGCGTCGCACGCCGCCTCCTGAACGGTCGCGCGTCAGCAAAGTCTTCCTATCACCGGACGCCGGCTTTGAATCAGAACTGATGCGCGGCGTAAGAATCGGCAATGTGTTCTTGCAAAGGCAGATGGTTCAAGCGATGGCAGCTTATAACGACCGCATTGACGGCTGGCGATTGATGCACGACAAGCTCCGCGATCGCATCGTCTCTCGCGGCATGATGTATGCAGGCTGGTGCGTGACTTCGAATTGCGAGAACCTGCTTGAGGCAATCCCTTGGGCTGTCGCCGATCCGAAGAAAGACGGCGATATTATGAAAGAGGGCAACTCACCATTGCTTGATGTCTTGGATGGTGCGCGCTACGGCATTGCCAGTTACCAATGGGCTGAAGATAAGCCCGTCAGCGAACGCCGCAAAGAACTGCTCGCAGCTACGCCCGTCGAAGGCCCATTCCGTTTCATGGCCCAAAAGAAATTCGACGCAGAAGAGCGCAGCAAGAGCGGAGCGGTGTATATTGGCGGCCTGAGCAGCAAGAAACCAAGGAGGCATGGCAGATCATGACCACGTTTTTTCACAGCAAAGTACCTGAACGACTCGCAGAACTGGAAGGCCAAATCAAAACGCTCAAAGCCGAGTTCGAACTGGCACTGCTCAAACAGAAGCAGGCATTCGAAGCTGAAATCGAGGAGCTGGAGAACGCACTGCTTGACCGCATCGAACAAGGCGAGAAATCACAACGCGCTAGTTCTCTAACAGGTGACAAGGCTAAGACCGAAGAGCCTGCGCAAGTTGGAGGATACACAAAATGGTCCCAGAGAAAGCAAGAGAGGATTTCGGCTACCGCGGACAAGGGATTCCCGCAGCGAGCGCTGCGCCGCGCCCAGCGAGCCCCAGCACAGCAAGCGACGACAGCAAAGCCCTGAACCTGCTGCAGGCAGACGGACATTCGCGTGAAGAGTCCCAAGCGCTTCTGGCGCAATACGGCTCTGCGAGAATCATTGCCGGTTATCCGGTGCAAGGCGCTGTTGCCCACGAGCCGCTAATCGGCGCCGAAGACAAAAGAAAGGCCCTCGATACAATCCGAGAGCGCGGCCTTAACCCTGACCAGGCCCGTGCGTTCATCATGGAGCATGGCTACACGCGCGACGAAGCCTCGGCGATCATGGTCGAAGATAGCGACTGGGATCAAGTCGTAGGCCAGCGAGACGTGCCTGCCAACTGGCGACAGATGCGTCTGCCCGGACGACCTGCTGAGCCGAACGTCCCCGACGGCCCAACGCTTCCCTATTCGCACATCGGGCAGCCAGAAGTGGCATCGGGAGTTGGATTGCAGTGCGACGAAGACATCGCGCCATATGGTCTGGATACGAGGGATCCGCGTCGCGTGGAAAGAGCCGTATATCCTCCAAATCTTTCGCCCAGGAAGGTGTAACTTGGCCTGGGTCAACGGCGAGAATCAAGGAACGAGTTCTATAGGCCGCTCCCTCGCGCGCCACAAGATGAAGCATCCCGCGCCAGAGGAACACGGCGGCGGTGGGCAGAAGGAAATGACCATCAGCGAAAAGCCTGGTGGCGGCTTCCATTCCCATTCCAAGATGAATGCCATGGACACCGAAGGCAAGCACGCTGAACATCCCACAATCGAGCACGCAGTCCAAGCCATGCACCAGCACTTCGGCCACGGTGGTGAGAAGAAAGAGCACGAGCCTAAAACCGAAGGCGAGCCTGGCGGCAGCGCTGAGACAACGCAGATGGGCGGTGGTGGCGGGCTGGAAGACATGGGCGTTACCGGGGCGTAGATGCCCTTCGTTTCAAAGGCGCAGCAGGGCTACTTCGAGACGCACAAGAAGCAGCTTGAAGATCAGGGCGTCTCAGTTTCGGAATGGGAGCAAGCCAGTAAGGGCCAGCATGACCTGCCCGAGCACGTAAACAAGGGGAAACCATGGCACTCAAAAACATGAAGCGTTTCATAGTGATCTCGGCCTTGGCGGTAATGGCTGCGCTGGGCATCATGCTAGGCGTGGGTATTCCGCACGGCCATGTCTTGGGGCAAGGGCCAGCTCCGGCAACTGGTGTCGCTGCGATCGGCATGCTGGCGCAGGTGGCAAACATCGCCTCAACGCCCATCTCTCCCTCAGTTGATCCAGTAATCGTCGCTGCAGGGGGAATGTATCGCGCAGACTGTTACATGATCGAAACCGTTGCGGCCACGACGTCCTCAACACTGCCTGTTTGCAATGTGATTTACACGGACACCGATACGGGCAATAGCCACACGGTCGCGCTCACGGCGACATCGGCGGCCAACGCGGTTGACACGGTCGGCGCCGGGTCAACAACCGCTCCTTGGGGCGTATTCCATGCGAAAGGCGGCACAACCATTTCATTCTCAACATCGAGCTACGCCAGTTCAGGTGCAACAGCTATGGCCTATTCAATGCACTTCCGGCTGGAGTATATCGGAAAGTGAGCCTCCCCGAGCAGGAACGGGCATATCAACGTGCTTGGTATCACAAGCGAAAAAATGGTCCGGGATACATGGAATCTGCAAGGAACAGAGCAGCTAGGTGGCACGCAAGGAACAGAGAAAAAGCTATCGCTGGAATGAGGGAACGGCGTAAACGGGATTCTGGGGAACGCGAGCACAGGTGGCGATTAGAAAGGAAGTACGGGCTTACTGCGTCAGGGTATCAGGATATGATGAGCCGCCAAAACGGATTATGCGCCCTCTGCGGCCAACCACCGCAAGCGACTCGCTTGGCCGTAGACCACGACCACATTACAGGGAAAATTCGCGGTTTGATTCACAGAAAGTGCAACGTCGGACTTGGAATGTTCGATGATGACATTGAGAAGCTGAAAAGGGCAGTTGCATACTTAGGTGAATCAATCTAATGGCGATCTTCATTCCACCCCCGGGCGGTCCCGTCGTCTGCTTATCTCCAGGCGACCTCACGACTATCATCAACGGCGCTGCGGCTGGTGGAACTCCCACGAGCATCGTATTTTGCGTGCAGCGCGGCCCCGGCTCGACGGCTCCTACTTTAAATCTATATGCCTCAATCGGCGGCGCAACTGTAGTCAGTGCGACGTTGCAAGTTTCAGGGGATGGCGGAAAGACTTATGTGACCGCGCCATCGGGCGCAACGCTGAACTTCGTAACCAATCCAGATCAGACATTCACCGTAATCCCCGGCAAGCTCTACAGGCTGGCCATCGGCACCCTCACAGGCGGCACCGGCTTAACAGTCAACGCGGGAGTGAGTTAAACCATGAGAAAGAAAATAGCGCTTTTGGCGCTTCTTCTGGTAGCGTTATGCTCAAAAGCTAATGCTCAGGCTACTATCGTGAGCGGCACGGTCGCTGATCCCGCAGGCTACGCCTACACCGGTGCGAATATGACCATGACCAGTGGCGGCGTGCTGGTTCCTCCGTCGTTTAACGTGAGTTCTACGGGCGCATTCAGCGTTAGACTTGCGCCCGGGACTTATACATTCTCGGCATCGTTTCAAGGCGTGCCTTTGCCGGTGGGGACAGGCCCGCAGACTTGTGTTGCTGCGAATCAGGTGATTAGCGGCGCAACGCAGACGGTTACGTTTACCTGCCCCGCGCTGACGAATATCACGGCAGGGGGCGGGACGCCGGCTAGTCCCAATCAATCCGTTCAAATCAATAATAATGGCGTGTTTGGATCAGATACTTGGATCATTGATACTACCGGCGCAATTTTTACCCAAGATTCGTTGGGCGCTGTAGCCAACAACATTGCCATCGAAATGGCGAATGTTGCAACGACAATTAGTTTGGCGTTAGGTGTTGAGTCACGGAACGGTGGCGATGCGTATTTTGGGGCAAGTAACTCTTCAGGCTCAAGTATTAATTTTAAAACTGGCTCGGGCCTGCAAATTGAGAACGCCTCCGGCGGAGCAGCGATTTCTGTTGAGTCGGACGACACCAATGGGGCTGCAACACCAACGGGCGTAGCTGGAACTGCTACCGAGACTGACAGCACGGGCTCGGGCGTTTTCGTGTCTGCTATTAACGGCAGCATACTGGTCGGCGGGACCAACGTAGCGGGCGACACTTTCATCGGCACGTATTCTGCGATTGGAGACAGCAGTTCGGGCGGAGCGGCAACAGAAGTATCAGGATTCAAGGCTGATGTACAAGCTAGTACCTTGGCTACCGTCGCAACCGGATTGCATGTGGAGGGCATTGTAGGCGGAGTAAGCTCTGCTGGTGTCTTGATTGATTCACAAGGTGGCCGTCGTGCCATTGTCACCGCGTCTGGAGACCCTTCCACTTTAGGGAATCTGACCGCAACAAGCATAGTTGGGTTGGGAGCTACGGGCGGTTCGGAAGGCTCAGGAACAGTCAACGCGACAGGATTATATATAAACGGTGTGGCGGTGGCAGCATCTTCTTTCTCAACCAATGGAACCCCCAATTCCTTGCAGACAGGGCTGAATTTCTTAAACAATGCCGGAGTCGCAGGGGGAATCAGTCCGAGCAACCCGAGCGGGAATCAAGAGAGCTTTGCACTCGCAAACGTAGTGGGTGGCGGCGCTTCTATGCTGTCGGCCACGCTCACATCTCCCCAGTCTGGCGACATCATTTCCGTCAACGGTTCGGGCGTTGTGGTGAACCAGACACCCGGATTCACATTCAACAATCAGACGGCTGCTTATGGCTGGTTATCTACTGACCGGGGCAAGTGGATTCAGAACACCAGCGCGAGCGGCGTCATCGATACAATCCCGCAAGACGGCTCAGCGGGATTTGCTGGAGGCTACTTTGCACGCGTGGCTAACTTTGCGGCTGCAGGCACCCTCACGCTCAAAGCCACAACCTCAACGGTCAATGGAGTGGCTGGCGCAACTGGAATTCCAATCCCCGAAGGCCAGTGGTGCGATGTAGGAAACCCGACCAGCGGATCGTGGATTGCGGCTTGCAGTCCTGGACTGCTCACCGCAGGATCCAATATCACGCTAACATCGACAGCATATGGAACCTCCATTGCAACGAGTAGCGCCTACAACACAGCACACGCGGCGGGTACTTCCAGCATCAGCGCAACAACTATGATTACTTCCGCCGCCGCTACAGCTCTTTACGAGTTTAATTTTTATATCGATGAAACTGTGGCGGGCACGTCCTGTGTAGGAAACACCACGGTTGCAGTAAACGCGATCTGGACTGATCCAAACGCCTCGACCGCGACAACTTTAACTGTTGGAACTTTCACTATCTCAACGAATGGCACGGTAGGAAACTCTTTAGCCGGAAGTCCTGTGCAGATCGCGGCGAAGGCATCTACGGCCATCCAATTTTCCACTACCTATACGGCGGGCACTGGCTGTTCGTCGTCTCCCACTGTACAGCTTTATCCGGCATTGAGGTCGCTATGATCCGGAAAATTTTCCTACTCGCGTTCGTCTTGCTGACGTTGTGCAAAGTTAATTTCGCGCAAACGAGTAGCACTGCCTATCCCGGTTTCTCTTTCCCGAACAGCGTCCCGCTTCCCAACGTAAAATTTATCAGTGGTTACGCTAACGTAGTCACCACTGGAAACGTTGACCTTTACACTGTTCCAGCAAACAGAAAAGCCTTTGTGTTTGGTATCTACTGCTATAACTATAGCGGCTCAACCTCCAGCAACTACGCGGAAACGAAAATCAGCGGAACTTATTACCGGATAAGCGCAACGGGCACGAACACAAACTTGTCCGTTAATAATATGAACCCAGCGGCCCCGATGGTTCTCCCAGCAGGGCAAACCCTTTCCATGAATAATACTCAACAGCCTCTTAACTGTTGGGCGCAAATTGCGGAATTCGACGCCACGTCAAGTCTGCAAAGTATTTTTCTCACTAGCTTCGCTGCTTCGGATAACACTATTTATACCGTCACCACCGGAAAAACTGCTGTGGCTGCTGGAGGAACCGGGGTTGGGTTTTCTAACTTTGGGTATGCGACAAGTAGCGCAGCAACGATCCACTGGAATTACGTGGCGTCTGGCGGCACGGCGGGAGCTACAAATCAGGCTTCGGCAGCAACGGCAGTAGCTTCGGGTGGTGCAAATTCAAGTCAAAGTCCCGGCACAATGAACAGCGGGGACTTTGTTAGCATTAACACAAGTATCAGTACGGCGGGCGCTCAGCTTGCCTGGGTCACGGTGATCGAACAGTGAAAAAGCTCTTAGTCCTCACATTCATCCTGGCAGTGATTCCCGTGCCCAAATTACCCCAAAGCCCTTCTTACATCGCGCGCAGTTTGTGGCGGGATGTGTTTTTTCTTTCGCATTACATGGCTCCGCCATCTCCGCTTCCGAATGTATATATCGCCCAAGTCGCGGCTGGCGGAAATACGGGCGCGGATTGCGCTGATGCTCTCGTTTACACGTACTTCAACACTTCGGGGAATTGGAGTTCCTCGGGGCCGATCGGTCCGAGCACCAACGTGCATCTCTGCGGCACCATCACCGGGACGAACACCAGCAACGTGAACATTTTGACCACGCATGGAAATGGGACGAGTGGAAACCCGATCACGATTCTGTTCGAGACTGGCGCAATCGTGCAGTCGCCGGCGTGCCCGGGCGGCTCTGGGGGTAGCAACGCGTGCATTCTGGCTCCGAATTCCTACATCACCATAAATGGTGGAACGAACGGAACCGTACAGGCCATGCTCAATGGTGATTCGGGGGCGACGAATTGCCTCTCGGGAACCTGCACGATTCAACTGGCGCTGACGACCGGCGTAGCCGTCACCGGAACGAACGATACAGTAGAGAATCTGACCGTGACGCACATGTGTATGCACACGTTCCAGGACAACGACGCCGGATTCTACCAGGGGAACTGCAACGGGATTTACGCTTCCAACACGAACGCGCTGATGACGCAGAACACGGTGGATAACGCCTCGACCGCGATAGCCGGGGGGAACAGCAGCCAAGAGTTTTCCTATAATACCTTGACCTATTGCAACCGTTGTATCGTGGTCGGAACGACCACGAGCGTCTATACCGGAGACAAGTTCCACAACAATGACATCAGCCAGCTTTACACTTGGGACGACGGCACGGGGAACAATTACCACCACAACGGCATCATGTTTGAAATAGTCGGGTCAGGCGGACAGTTCATCGCGCCGCAGGTCTACGACAACTATTTTCACGGGCTGTGGTCGAACGACAACATCTACGGGTTTACGCACATAACCAGCGAGGTTTTCCTGGATACGAATGGCGAGCCGGACTCAGTTCCGAATGCCTACATCGTTCGCAATATCTTTGAACTGGATGTGTCGAACTGCGTTGTGTCCGGCGCGGGAACCTGTCCCGGCGGTGTGGGACACCCACTGAATTACCCAGGTGACGGGTTCGTGAACGTGGGTGGGTGCAACGCGGCGGGTTGTTCTCCGCCGAACCAGTCTCTAATAGCGAACAACACAATGATCGGGCCGTCTGGAGCCGGGTGTTGGTCCGGCGGTGATTTTTCAAACAACATCAGCATCGAAAACAATCTTTGCGCGACGACCAGCGGAGCGATCTTAGCCTGGCCGAGTTCACTACCTTTCCCTGGCAGCGGCAGCGGGTTAATTGACTACAACCTGTACCCCGGAGTGCCGACGAGCAACGCTTTTGCCGAACCTACCACCACCTGCCCGCCCGCTTCGTGCGGAAACCCCTATGCCAACATCAATAGCTGGACAGCTTGGAGCAGCGGCTCGCTGCTTCTCGATCGACACTGCACTCCGACAGGGAACACGCCGGGGACGGGGAATAGTTGCAACCCAACCTTGGCGGCCGCAGCTCTTACTTCGAGCTACTACCTGGGAACGGGCTCAGTGGCGATTGGTGCCGCAGTCAATCTGACGACTGCGTGGTGCACCACCATCCCGGCTCTTTGCACGGGTGCGCCGTCCACCTTTGGCAGAGGCGGGGCCAATGACGGCGTGGCGCTTCCTTCGGGGACGACAGCCTGGGACACGGGAGCCCGCCCATATGCCGCTTCAGGGAGTCCATCGACCACGTTCAGTCCTACCAACTTGTCATTCGGAAATCAGGTGCAAGGAACGTCAAGCGCATCACAGACTGTTACGCTGACCAATAGCGGAACGGCAAATCTGGTCATCACAACCATCGCAGCCGCGAATACGGACTATTCTCTTAGCAGCAGCCCATCCTGCCTTTCAGGGTGCACCGTTTCGGCGGCCGGAACCGTAGTCGTCACGGTTACTTTTACTCCATCCGTGCTTGGCGCTGATAACGGTAGTATCTCATTCACGGATAATGCAGCCGGAAGTCCCCAGTCGGTAACACTTGCCGGCACGGGAATCGCTGCCAACAATGTCGTGGTGATCAACGTAGCTCCTTGCGCTAATCAAGCGTTGAGCGGCACCTGCACGATTGGGACGACCACCGGCGGCACTGAGCTCATCATGGACATCACTTTCAACGATGGCTCTGGTGCCTGCGTAGTGTCGAGCGTCACCGACAATAAATCGAATACTTGGGTGCAGGTACCTAACGCTAGGGCCACCGACGCGACACCCAACGATGCCTCCGACATCTGGCACACGGACAGTCCTGTGTTTTTGGTCTCGACCGTGACGATTAACACCACACCCTCGACCGGATGCTCTGCCGAGGAAGTATTTTACGAAGTGGCCGGGGTGAACGCGCTCGATAATGGCACGCACGCGAACAGCCAGTCCACATCTACCACGCCTTCCGGGGCGCCTGTCACCACGACTGCGAACAACGAGTTCGTGAACTCCATCCTGAACTATCAAGGCTCAGTAACCGGAATTTTCAGCGGGAACATTTTCACCAATGATTCAACCTTGCAAGGCAATGGATGGGCGCACTATATTCAATCAGCCACCGGAACGCGCACCGCTCAATGGCAGTCCAGCGCAACCGGAACCTCGGCCTCGAGTACCGCGGCATTCAAGCTTGGTGGCAGCCCCGTGACGACTGGCCCGGTCGCGCCCACACTGGGAATGCCAACGGTTGTGCCACATTAAGGAGAGAGTATGCACGTACTATTACTTTTGATGCTGTTGCAAGCGAATCCGCCGCATTCAGTGACGTTTCCGATCACTGACACTGAGGCGGGAGTATCGTTCAATCTTTATCGCGCGGCGACCTGCGCGGGACCGTTCGTCAAGGTGGCTTCGGCTCCGGTGGGTGCAACTACGATTGCGGATAGCGGGATGACCTGGGGAACCTATTGTTATCAGGCTACAGCGGTGGGCGGGGGGATTGAAGGCGCGCCCAGCGCTCAAGTGCAAGTGAAGGTTGCTCCGTTTCCGCCGCAAATCTAAAATGAGAGGACAGCTTGTCTCTGAACCCGCGCGGTACATTCTCCACCGACCTTTCACTGTTTGGCTCGCGCGTAACCGACATCCAGCCGTCTGACGTTCCTGCGGGAATTTCTCCCGACACCGAAAATACTTGGTTCCAGCCTGGAATGGTTGCTACAAGACCGCGCTACGAGCGGATGCTCAACGCCGCAATCGCAGGGAATCCCAACATCCTCGCAGTGAAAGAGTTCGTATCACCCACCGGCGATCTGATGACCTGCTTTGTGGATTCGAATGGATCTGTCTGGCTGAATGACCCGCTGAATCCAACGGTGAATACGCTCATTGCATCTGTGGTCGCGGGCATGACCGCGAAGATGACGAATGCTTTCGATAAGCTATTCTTTGCGTTCTTTTCTCCAGCGCAGAGCGCCGCATTTTCCACTTCGCCTTTCGTTGGCGCCGGCGTGCCGATTTATTATAACGGGCAGAGCATCGGGCGCGTCACGAGCGATGCGCCGGGACTCACGCCCACATTCACGAACGTACCGACTCAGCAGCAGCCTTTGGGCGGAACGGGCGGAGGAACTTCTCTTTCCATCTCCGCGGCAGCCGTAGGCGGACTCACTCAAATTTGGATTCCCGGCAATCCAGGCTTCCCGCCAAAGATTCCAGCAACGCCAGGATACTACATCAACTCATGGACAACAGTTATTTACACAGCGACGACTGCGCCGCCCTCAAGCCTAATTGGCACAAGCATCACGATCACCGGAATGACCGGAAGTTATGCGGGATTTTTCAATCGCTCTGGCACGGTGGTAACTGCTGTGGCCGGTGACACTTTCACGGTTTCCGGGTACAGCACCGTGGATGCCAGTGCTACCGGGCAATCAGGAACGGCCTCAACGACCTCCACAACCTATTTGCAGCGCCTTTCCAACATCGTGACGGTCTGGCTCGGCGGAGCTTCATTGCCGTCCCTTTTCCAGTCTGGATTCTGGGCTGCGGTGCTGAACTCGGGCGGCGGAATCATCAATGGCCCGAACTGGACGATCACGAGCATCTCGAGGGCGACCACAGGTCTTGTCACCGTCGTCGTAAGTTCGCAACTCACCAACCTTCCAGTGGGCACGCAGCTTTTCCTAACGCCAGGGAATGCCGCGTTCTCGGGTACCGTGGCGGTGACCAACGGCGACCAGACTGTCTCTTGGGTGTCAGGTTCGCAGTTCGTGGACGACATGGTAGGGCAGGCTATCACGATCAATTCAGTCGTCTATACCGTACTCGCCGTTGATTCCCCGACTTCACTCGTGTTGACGAGCAACGTCACATCCTCCAGCGGGACATACAGCTATAGTGCGTCGATTGCCGCATTCCCTACAGGTTTGCAAACGATCTACCAAGTGACAAACACCACCAGCACTTCCACGACGTTTACTTATTTCAGCAACGACACGTCGATTGCCTCGGCCACGAGTGGAACGGTTTATCAGCAATGGTCGCCGCAGCTAGGGACCAACGGCAACGAAGCGCAGATTATCACTGCCGGCGTCGATCCGACCAATGGAGCCTATTTCACTTTCTTCCAACTTGGCCCGGATACTTCTCTCGCGCCAGGGCAAGGAAATGTCAACTCGCCCTACGCGCAGCTTCAATGCCAAATCCCCGCGGGCCTGCGAAACGTGGTGATGATGTTAGAATCGGAAGATGGAGCTATTACGGCGCCGTCACCGATTCAGCAGATTACCGTGCTGGGCGGAAGCTACCTGCTGCAGGCTTCCAATGTTCTGCTGGGGCCCTCGGGAACGACTGCGCGGCTTTTTGCCTTCACGCCTTATGAAGGCTCGAATTGGTACTACATTACGCCTTCGATCATTCCCGCCATTGGCAATAACGGAGAGCTGATTGCCCTGGGAACCACGATTCAGGATAATGTGAGCGCAGGTGCGACGATTGATTTCTCCGACGCGCAACTGACTTCCGCAACCCAGATCGACGTTGAAGGGAATGACCTATTCAACCAGATCGTTTTGCCTCCGTGCTTGGGCGTTACGGAGTATGCCGAACGCTTGCACTGGTGGGGCGCGATCAACAACGTCCGCAACATGGTCAATATGGGATTTGATGGCGGATACACGCCGCCAAGTGGCGCGGTCGCAGCGACGAATGGATCCCCAAACATCTCACTGGTTAGCGGAAGTCTGTTTCAAAATAACCCGGCTACTATCTGGAACGGCTCGCAAATCCTGCTTGGTGGAGTCTTTTACACCGTCTTAAGCGTCACCGACACAACCGATCTGGTGCTGACCTCAAATTATCTCGGCACGACCGCGACAGTGCCTTACATACTTCTGAATCCCTACAACACGCCACCGCCGGGCTGGACAATCGGGACGACAGGGCAATTGCCTTATCTCACGGTTTCACCTTTCACGCCGGGATTCGCCTGCGTAATTCCACTTGATGCCATAACCGAACACACGATTTCGCAACCCGCTTATCAGGATGAATTCGGCGGGCCAATCCTGTTGCCCTCGACGCTCTACGGGTTCAGGTTCCTTGGGCAAGCATCATCTGCGGCCAGCCTGACGGTAACTTTTTATAGCCCGAGTGAAGGAACACTGGCCACTGCCAGCGTGCCGGTTGGCGCTACTGCGGGCTGGTGCTATGCGCCATTCAATGCTGAGACCCCCGCAAGCATTCCTGCGGATACGACTCTTCTGATCACGGGCAGTCGAGGCTCGACCTTCACGATAGATGAACTCGAACTGATTTTTGCGAATCAGCCGGTGCAGAACCAAGAGACCATTTCGAGTTACATTGAGAACGAATTCGGCTATGACGACCTGACCGGCGGAATCGGAATCGACGGGCCCTTTTCAATCACTGCGATGTTCCAACAGCGAGGCTATGCCTACCTGATTACAGACGACCCTCTGTTCCAGACGCAGCAAAACGCGCAATCAGAGCCGGATGGCTGGACGGTATCGAACTACGCGAGGGCTTGCGGATGTTCGGGGCCGAATGCTGTGGATGCTGGAGAAGACATTGCATGGTGGACGGGTCGCTTCGGGGGACGTCTTTTCAACGGCAATCCGCAAACCAAAAAGATGACGCAGGAAATTGCGTCTGATTGGGAAGACCATAACTGGGATTATTCCACGCTGGATTGGGTTGCGAACGATCCAGTGCAACGAATCGTCTATTGCGGATTCGTACAGCAGGGCGCGACTTCCTGCAGCGCAATGCTCCCGATGAATTACCGCATGGCTGATGATGCCTACAACGTGCCTGACCCTGTTCACGTCTCGACCTATTCAGGAAAGATGATTGCCACTGACCTGGGGCGCAAGTGGTCACTGTGGTACCCGGGTATGAATGCTGCGGCCATGTGCACGCGCGATGGTCCGAACGGCCTGGCGAGGCAGATGGTGTTCGCGGGAAGCGGCTTCGGCAATCTCTATTTGCTCGACACTGTGAACTTCCCTGGACTCATGGACACCGATGACGACTATGGGCCGATCGGAGGCTATTACGTTTCTTATTTTGCGTTTGACCATGCAACGGAACAGAATCCCATTGTGGGAAGTTATCGCAAATTCTTCGGCTATCTCGCCGTACACACAACCGGAAAAGGACAGCTCGTCATCACGCCCTACGCTGACTCTCTCTCTCAGCCTTGGCCCAACTTCCCGCCCTTTAATCTGACGGGCGATGATCCAGGCTTTGATTACCAGTTGGCGATGAATGTGCGCTGCGACCGTATGGCGGTGAAGGTGGGAACTCAGGCGCTCAACGGTTCAGCCGGCGGAGCGTTTGTGCTGACGCATCTGATTTTCTCGGGGCAGAAAGATATGAGCTTCCCCGTGAGGCAAAGTTTACTATGAGCCCGATCAAGGCCGTCAAGGTCATCGTTCGCAACTTGAACTATTTGCAGAACACGAACATCAAGGGCGGGCGTGGAGATTTTGAAGGCTACAAAGTTGCCGAAGCATTCAACGATGTGGGCGATGCTATCGGGAACGTCGCAAAGCAGACAGCTTCAGATCCCAGCGGCGCGCCGGTAAATCCTTCTCCGATTGGAGGCTTCCAGGCGATTCATCTGGGCAGTGGGATGCTGAATTTTTCTTTCACGGATAACGGTACGGTACAGCGCGCGGTCGATTATGTCGCAGAGCTTTCCGACAATCCCGGCTTCTCGAATTCAGAGTACGTGCACTGGGGACCGCACAAAAACAACAGCGTGCCGGTGCCGAACGGAAACTGGTATCTGAAAGGCTATTCTCATTACCGCTACGGCGGGCTTCCATCGAAGCCGGTTGTGGTCGGGCCGATCATTGTTTCCGGCTCGATTTATTCAGCGCGGCTCGCAGGTCAGGGCTGCGGCGTTGCGAAACCAGGCACGACGGGCCAAGGCGCAGGACTAACGGTCTCAAGATAGTTCTCTAACTACATGATTGCGCGCGCCGCGACAACTCGGGACTGGGAGATAGTAAAACGGATGCACGAGGGGATGCGTTATGGATTTGAGTTGCCCGAAGGACTGAAAGGCGTGCATGTGGTGGAAGAGGATGGCACTGTCCTCGCCGCGGCAGGCTATGAACTGGCCGCGCAGATCGTGGCTGTCGTGAATCCGGTAGTTTTCAGCCCGATGCGGCGGCTGGCAGCAATCAAGGCTCTACATGCTCCGCTGGCGAAGGAAGTTTTGGCGCATGACATCAAATCGGTCTATGCGTTTTGCGACCCACAGTACCAGAGTTTCACGCGGCGGCTGATGCAGATGGGCTGGAATAAAAAGTTGTGGCCTTGTTGCTTTTTGGAACGCGCTGATATTCAAAGGGTGTTCGGATGAACTTAAGCGATTGGCTTCGCAGATTGGAAGTCCACTACGGCCCGGTCAACAAGGGCGATACGGCCAAGGGCGATGCGCTCAAGAACGCCACAACTGGCTCGCAGGGCTATGGGACGCTGATGGGCGAGGGCCAGCAAGAGCAAGGCGAAGTCCTGCCCTTCCTGAATCAGGAGGTTACCAATCCACAGGGCTTCGGGCAGCCCACCATGAACGCAATTACGACCCAGACCGGCCAAGCGGTGTCTGGGGCGACGTCTGCGGCCGACCAATCGGCGAAATTACAAGCTGCGCGCACCGGAAACCCCGCGGCGCAGTCAGCCATCATCGCAAACGCCGCGCGCACCGGTCAAAATGCACAATCTGGCGCCAATCTTGAGACGAACATCCAGAATGCCGAGCTAAAACAGAAGCAGCAACAGGCCGGAGCAGCAGGAATTGAGAGTTTGACCGGTTTGGACACGAACGCAGCCCTTGGAGACCTCGGACTGTCGAATAACGCCATCGGTGAATGGTCTGGAGCGAATAAGAGCGCCGGAAACCTGTGGTCGAACGCTTTCCTGCCAGTTATCACTGCGGGAGAGCAAGCTGCCGGGCAAGCAGCGAAGAGTATGTAAATGGCCGAAACCGACACACTTCCGATAGACACCACTGCCGAGGATGAAAAGCTCAAGCAGATGCAGGCTTTGCAGCCTATTGGGCAGGCAATGGCCGTTCCAGGCCCACAGGCGGCCCCAGAACCATCTCCGCAGCCAAAGGCTATGCCGGTGCCGCAAAACGCGCCAGCGCAAGCCCCTGCCTCACCAGCCATGCCTGTAGGGCCACCTGCGGGAGCTTCTCCGGCAATGCCTGCACCGAGTGCTCCAGCGATTACACTACCCACGCCCCAGAAATCCCTCACCACAAAGCTGTGGGACAAGACCGCGAACATAAACAATCCTTTTGAGCGCATTCTGGCACGGACCGGGGTCGGAATCGGAAAAGCTTTGGACATCGCCGGTTCAGCACTGTTCCCGGGAATTGCCGCGAACATTCCGGGTTCGCAAATCAACACGCAGATGGCGAATAGCCGTGCGAATAAGTTGGCGATGGAAGTGCCGGAAGCGAATGCGCGCATTGGCCTTGAAAAAGCGCAGACTACGAACCAGGAGGCGGAAGCGAAAGCCAGACTCAACCCCGGAGACAAGGCAATCGGTGAAGCGGTCGCAGATGGTAAAGGCGGCCTGATGCAGCAAGTCGAACATGCAGACCATACGTTCGGGTATGTGCCCATTTCGCAGGTTGCTGGCAATCAGCCAGCCATGCCCGGAGTCGCACCACCTTCTGCGCCTGGCGGAAGTGGGGCGCCCGCAATGCAGGTAGCCCCTGCAGGTGCAAAGCCTGGAACGCAGCTTCCAGAAGCCAAAACTCCACTGACTGATGCGCAGATTCAGGATGCGAATGCCCAAAACACCGCACAATATCAGCAGGCATTCAAAGGCCAGCCATTGCCGCCCGCTTTCCAGATCAAGCCAGGTACGACGGACGCACAGGCCAAGGAAACCACTGCGGCGCTCGGGCGTCTCGTCTCAACGAACGATGCGAACGAGCAGCGCAAGATTATGAACGACCAGCGCGCGGCAACCGAGCGTAATACCGCCGAACTTCGCGCCGAGAACCGCTCGCGCCAAGCGGATGAGGCGACAAACAAGGAAATCGACAAGGCCCAAGCTCAGCTGAAGGACGTCCTGTCAAAGAGCGACGCGCGAATCGAGAACTTGAACGAAGCGATGGCCGACATCGACAAGCCAAACGGGGAAAAGGATGCAATGGGAGTCGTCAAGGCGCTGGTTTCGACTGCCGGAGGCCAAGGAAGCGGTGTGCGAGTCACGCAAGCCGAGTTGCAGCGGATTTCTCAGGCTCGCGGCTGGACTGACTCGGCCAAAGTCACCCTAAACAACATTTTCAATCCGTCCTCCTATGAAAGTATGTCTCCTGCACAGCGTGAACAACTGAAAGGCATCGAGCAGGACGTTTATAACCTCGTGGAAGAAAAGAATGATGCCGCGCACCAGGCGTTTGGGGAAATCACTGGCGCACGAAGCATTCCCGAAGTGCGCGCGGCGCAAAACAAGTTCAATGATGTAATTCGCGGAGAAAATAAGGCTGGCGGCGGAAAAGCGGCCCCGGCCGAGGATCCGTTCGCCCAGTTCGGCGGAAAGGCGCACTAAATGGGTGTCGTAGCCAATCCCGTAGGCGCCCTCGCAGACCTGGCTTCAGGCACAGCCCAAGATGTCGTTGGCGCGCGCGATGAAGGCCAAGCTCCTCCGAAACCCGTCGCACCAAAACCCACGCAGACGATGCTCGCGCCCAATGGACAATCTGGAGAGATCCCCGTCGAGCACGTTGACGATGCACTGAAAGCGGGATTCAAGCATGGAACGGTAATGGTATCGCCCGATGGGAAGGAAGGTACTGTTCCTGCCGAGCGCGCCGCGGATGCCGCGAAAGCTGGCTTCAAGTCCAAGCAGCCTGCACCGACGAGATATAACTCCAACCCGAGCTTTGCGAATTACGCGCCGCCCGATTCTCCCTTGCGCAACGTACCGGAGCCTCATCCCGAGCAGAACCAGATTGTTGAGCCCGCCAAGCACGAGACCATTACCGGATTGGGTCGCGCAGCTTTGGGCGCAGTTCCATTCGCCATGGGCGGTGAGGGCGAGCTTGCCGAAGCTCCCGCGATGGAAATGCCTAGCATGGGCGCCGCGAAGCCGATCCTAACTGCGCCTATCCGTCTCGCGGCACGCACCGCTGAGCGCGCGGTCAACGATATACCGATCCTGAATACTGCCAGGGCTGCTAAGGGCTTGATGAGCCCAGCCGACGAAGCCGCTGGCATGAGAATCAAAATTCCCGGCCGGGACGTTGGGCTTGGCACTGCTTCGCCGCCCATGACGCTTCCGCAGGACGCATTCGATACGAGTGCAGCAGAGAAGGCCGTGACGCCAATTCAGGGCGTAGGAACCCCTGCGCCTCCGGGTAATCCCGTGCGACGTGTGCCCGGCGACATTCCCCGCGAAGCGGTAGCTCAGCCGCCTGCCATGCGTGTGCCAGCTATCGCGCAGCAAACAGGAACGTCTCAACTCCCTGGCGGTGGTGTGATTCAGCGGCCAGCAATGATGCTCCCGCCGGCTCCGGAAGCTCCCGCCGCAGCCGCTCCTGCAATGTCCATCCCTGAATCCGCACCGGTTGAAGTAACACCCCAAGGCCCACCGCTGCCGAATCCCGTTCGACGTGTGCCTGGCGACATCCCCCGCGAGGCGATCGCTCAGCCGCCTGCCATGCGCGTGCCAGCTATCGCGCAGCAAACAGGAACGTCTCAACTCCCTGGCGGTGGTGTGATTCAACGGCCAGCGATGATGCTCCCGCCGGCTCCGGAAGCTCCCGCCGCA